TCGATACAAACGGGGTAGATTTCGCATCGACAATGGCGATGTAATCCGCCAAATCCTCACGGACTGACGAAGTGGAAGCGAGCGGCGATGTACCGGCTTGGTTTTCTTGTAATAGGGGCATAAATCAGAGCATCCTTTTCAATACTTGAGCCAATTCAGTCGTACTTCCTGATTTCTGAAACCGAGACTTAGCAAACTGCAGGTTGGCTTTGGCTGCGTCCTTTTTAACGGGGGCAGCAGTGGGCTTTCCTGGCTGGCTTGGAGCTTTGGCAGGAACACGGACTGGGGTTTTACCTTTTGTTTCACGTTCCATACGCAACCTTCTTCCTTCTAGGAAATCTCCAACAAGCACCTGGTGCTCCGGTAACGCAGAGAGTTGGGGCAACTGCCTCAACACTGCTTGCGCCTCGGTGTACTGGGTGCTGCTACGATCCTTCCAGAACGGATAGATCTGCTCTGCGATAGGCTGGATCTGCTTGTAGTTGTTCAGGAACCGGGCTCTCGACGGGATATGCACATCCAGTGCGTCTTCTACGCGCCGCTTGATCTGCTTCACATCGTCTGAGCTGTACTCCTTGCCCTCTATTTCGCAGCCGTCAATATTGTCCTCGCACCACCGCTTCAAATTCCGGGCTTTGCTCCACTCATCGTTGAGTTTGGACACTTCCCAGACATCCGAAAACGGGTCTGCAGCGGACTGTATTGAGGTTGGCCTATCGGCACTCTGCTCCAGCTTGGTCTTGGTGTCGTTGAGCTCACGCTCAAGTGATTCGGCCTTCTCCAGCGCCTCTTTCTTCTGGCGCGTGAGCTTGTCGATCCTCTTGCGGTAGCCTAACGATTCCTCGTCGCTGTTCTCAGTCTCGGAAAGAACCTCCTGCTCAGGCGACTCGGCCTGAGCGTCCGTTTGTTCTGCGGTCGGATCCGCATCCTCGGCCTCTGTTTCCGCATTCGCGGTCTCGGGCTCCGGCGCTTGTTGCTCGACGGCTGATACCTTGTCTTCCTCCCCGCCGAATCGTGTCTTCAGCAGCTTTGCCAACGCCGACTCGTCGAACTGCATCGGGTTGATTGGGGGCTGTGCCGTGTTTTTAGACAGGGTCGCTTCCTGTGTCGTTTGGATGTCCATGCTTTTAGACCCTGCAAGCTGGGTATTGTGCGCCATGGTTGTTAAGGTCAACCAAGAAACCTTTGTTCAAAGAGGTACTAGTTGGAGTGATCAGTCAAACCATTAGCTGTCCTCAAATTGTCGATGTAACTCGATAAATCCTTTAATGCAGCGGCTCTCCCACAGTTATGGGCTCTGCTTGAGTCGTTTAGATCAGGCTGTATTGCGCTCAACACCTCGGACTCAATCATATCCGATAGCAGTTGAAGCAGTGCCGCCATTAGCGGTGAATTGTCGCCGGCTGAAACGAAGGCCTCTTGGATTTTCGCGTCTGAGATTCTCATTGTTGAACTCCTAGGCGTCCGGTCACAGCGTTTTGTTGCTGTTGAACGCTAAACTGTAGGTTTTCGATGTATTTCTGCAAGTTGGCCTGGAACAACTGGTCCTGCTGGAGCTGTTGCTGGTACTTCGGGTTGCTTTGCAGCACCTGTTGGCTGAACTGCAGGCGCATGGCCGCTGTGGGGTCGTTCTCGCGCAGGTTGGGCGGATTACCGAGGCTGATGAGCGCGATCTCGTCGTTGGTTTCGCTGAACATCTTCTGGCTTGCAGGCCCCTGCTGCATGATCAGCTCGCTGGCTAGGTTGGGATCAATAGCCCGGAGAGCCACAGAGATCAGTTTGGCCCGGTCGATGACGCCGGCAGTGTCGAGAGGTAGCACCAGGCTTGAAATAGCCTTGAGCTTCTCGGTTACGAGGTCGGTGCTCAGTTCACGGACGTCGAATTTGAGCATCACATCGAAGTCCTGGGCGTTCTCGGGCACCTGCGTTTGAGATGCTGTGATGCGCATGATCTCTTCCGGCCCAACGTACTGCAGGGTCAATGACAGCACCTGGCGGAATGCCTCGGTCCAACCATGCAGCCAGGTGTTGATGGTGCGCTGCTGCCGCATTTGGGTCACTGCGGGGGCCACCTTCTCGGTTGGTCTGCCGAAGTAGCGGTCGGTCTGTGCCTCGATGGCTGCAATGAGCTGGAAGGCAACGCCAGGCTCGCGGGCGGGCGGTTGCAGGAACCCAATCTCGCCGCGTCGAAGCACCGGGATCTGGACAGCAGGGCCGATCTTGAGGTTGCCGCCGCGTGTCTTGGGCACTTCGATGGGCGGCAGGGTGGTCAGCGAGGTGTAGTCGAAGATAGAGTCGCGCTGGGCTTTGACCTCGTGCTGCCAGGTGGCGCAAACCTCGGGCACACCGCGGGACTCGGTAATTTGGCGATGGATCATCTCCGAGCGCCAGATAACGAACGGATACTGGCCGTGCGTATAGTCCAGCAAATCGAAGTAGCCCCACTTGTCGCCGACCTGGGGTGAGAAAACGGTGTACCACACACCCGGAACACCGTCGGAATCGACGCTCTTCTGATAGGCGTAGCAGACTTCTATGAGGTTCTCGCGGTCGAGGATTGAGTTCTCGGCCAGGCCGACACTGTAGGTGAAGTTGGAGTAGTCCGAGAACCGGCCCATCGTGTTGATGGCTTCTTGCGCCCACTCCTCGTCCCATCCATCGGTCTCGACTTTGTTGAGCAATTGAGCCTCGGTCATGTAGTACCTACGGAACACCACCCGGGCACTCTGGATATCAGTTGTCTCAGGCGGGAACACCAGCTCGTCGTAAGGCGACAGGGCCGCGATCATCGGCTTGTTGGTGACCATGGTGGGCACTGGAAAAGAGCACTCGCCATTAGTCCTTAAGTCGCGGATAGCCCGCAATGCACGGCGCTTCTTAAGATTCGGGAAGGCAGTGAGCAGCAGCTCTGCCGATTGATCGTCGGCCTCGGGGTTGGCGATTAGATTGGGCAGGTCGGCCAGCACCGAGCCCTCGGGCGATTGGGCGGCCAGGGCCATAATCTGGTCCATGGTCAGTGACTGCTCTTTTTGCCCCAGTTCCTGCTGCCAGGTCACGTGCACTCCGGTCCAGCCATAGGTCCACAAGTACTGGGACAGCAACTCAACTTCGCGGGTGAGGTCGTTGTACATCCGGGCGTTCATAGCCCAATCCATCAGGTTGTGCGCGGTAACCGCCTGATCAAGCTGGCTGACGTTGGTAGGACTGACCCGGAGCATTGAGCGCCAGAAGGCAGTTGAGCACAGGTCGACCAGGCCATTGATGACCTCATCGGCAAGTGGTATACGCGTGTCGCTTGCACCATCCCACGGAAACGCCGGCTTGTTGCGGTTGGCATCATTCCACTTCTTGCCGTCATCGGTTTGACCGGGCCATCGGCAGTAGCGCACCGACTCGACACGGTCTACCCGGGCCGATGTGCCGTAATCAGTCGCACTGCGCCGTAGTTCCTCGGTGAGCGCTGACACATTGGGCTCATCGCCGACCCGTGCCATCACGTCGGTTGCTTGTTTGTATGAATCGCCTTGCATAGGTTCAGAAATTAGTATCCACCGCCGCCGCGGCAATCAAAGCCCCCATTTCCAACGTAAGCAAGACCCGAGACCAGAAGCATACCGATGCAATCTATCGGATCCTTGGATGCCCCTTTCTGCCCATCCCGGCCTGTGTGCTCTGACAACGCATAGATCAGGTTGCTGCAGTTCTTGGTGATGTATAGCGACGGCTCGTTTAATGGGGTCAGTGGCTGCGTTGCATCGTAGGACAGCAGGCTATTGATCGCGCTCGTCCGCTGGTCCACAGGCACGCCAGGAGCCGGCACAAATGCCATCCCGTCGTCTTTGGGATCGTCGGATTCGGCCAGTAGGTCGATGAGCGTAGTGCCGCCCTGCTCCGATAGCGCAGGGCTACCGCCGGCCTTGGGATCAATCAATCGCATCACAGGCTCCCCATAGCCCAGCTCTGCCTCAATGGTCCTGAACAGATTGCGATACTCTGATATAGAGCGGCCTGCATCCAGTGTCTGGGCAGGGCCCGCCTTACCGTCGTGCTTCTCCGATGGGAACGTCCACTCGCCATAATTGGCGTAATCCGGGAACTCACGGACCACGATCCGCTTTCCATCCTCATAAACCAGCAGCCACATACAGAACCAATTCCGGGCGCCAGCAGGGTCGCACACCATGTACAGCGTACCCCCGGCAGGCACCGCCTCGGGCTCGATGCAGTGGATATCCACTCGGAACCTAGCGAAGGCCTTACCAATGTTGTCACTGGCCCACCCATAGGCCCGGGTCAATATCTGCCCCATAGGTGCCGTGACCAATTTGAGCTTCATTTCGTCGAACGGGTTGTACGGGTTGTCCTCCGAGAAGAAGAATACCGTCCGCCTATTGGTCTGGGCCTGCACCATAGTCCTGGCTGCCTTGCCCACAGGCCATGTAGGCAATGCCTGCTTGCCCTTCAGCAGCTCGGCATCATCGAAGCGCGTAATAGCAGAGCCGGCGGTGTACTCCTTGTATACCGAGGCCACACCTTCTAGCGGAGTCTGTGTAACCAGTAGCTTGCCCCGGCGTGTAATAAGCCGGTAGCGCAGTGTCTCAACCCATGACTGTGGCACCAGCTCGTCGCACCATATCATGTCGGCTTCACGGCCTTCAATCGTGTTCTCCGATTGCGTGTAGTTAAGGAAGTCGCACCGGGATCCATTAGGGAGAATAAACGAGCCATCGGTGAAACCATTCTTCCTACTGTAGTTAAGGTAGTGGATACGGCCCTTCTTAGTGCCTCGTAGTGCTACAGGTAGGTAGTTATATATAGCGGGCTGTTGTACTGTTACAGATGTGGCATGGCTGGTATGACAACACAGTACCGCGGCGTTCTCTTTTTCCAGTAGGGTCTGCACCACTCGCCGGGCTGCCCATAGCGTTTTGCCAGCACGGTTGCCGCCGGATACCAGGAGCTCCTGGGTGAGTGCGTACTCGGTGTTGCCGATCTCCCAGTGGTCGGGGATGTAGCCGTAGGTATACGGGTCAGCCTTCTCCAGTGTGACTAGCTGGGTGCGCTTCAGTCGTAACTCGACAGCACGAGGGTGCGAGGCGTCGACCTTAGGGATGACGGGGTGCTGTGGCTGCTCGTTCCACCAGGCTGTGTTGCAGGCCTCGGTGCAGAAGCGCTTTTGCTTAGGGCCGGCGTGTTGCTTGAGGATCTCGAATGGCTTGAGGCAGAGGAGGCAGAGGGGGGAGGGCATAGGGGGATGAGGCAAGGACAAGGCAGGCGCTCACTTTACAGAGGAGGACAGAGGATGACGGAAGACG